TTATTACATCAGTGGCACTTTCAACAAGCGAAGATGTCGTTGAAACCACGGGAATGTCATCAGTAGGGGCAAGAACCCGCATTTCAGGACTTGCTGACAATTCATTGGCGCTTGAGTTCAATCAGGATTTTGCAACAGGCGGGCCTGAAATTACAATGAACGCAGTCGGCGCTTCACTTGTTGGCACAACCTTCACAGTTGTAATCAAACCAACATCAGCAGCGGTCAGCGCGAGCAACCCAAGTTATTCGTTCACTGCGTTATGCGCCGAGTGGCAGCCCTTATCTGCAGCCGTGGGCGAGCTAACCACGATTTCTGCAACGTGGCCTATCTCAGGTGCGATCACAAAGGCGGTTGCATAAATGCCACGTCTAGTATTGACAAACGCATACGTCGTTTTTGCAAGCACCGATGTAAGCGAATATGTAACCTCAGTGGCGCTTTCAACAAGCGTGGATGTCATTGAAACCACCGGGCTTGGAAACACCGCAAGAACTCGCGTTGGTGGACTTTTTGACAATTCACTAGCGCTTGAACTCAATCAAGATTATGCAGATGATGCTCTTGAAGAGATCATCAACGGCACATCACTTGCAACATCAAAGGTTGGCACAACGGTTGCAATGGAAATTCGCCCCGTCAACACAACAGTAAGTGCAAGCAATCCCAAATTTACGTTCAACGTGCTTGTGGCCGAATGGCAAGCGTTATCTGCAGCCGTTGGCGAGTTAGCCACGGCATCGGTGACTTGGCCAATTTCAGGCGCAATCACAAAATCAATCACACCATAACAAACAAGGGGGAAAAAGATGGATGGATTAGCAATCAAGATCAAGACAGTTGATGGCGTTGAGGCTTCATACAAGCTCACACCGCGCATCATCGTTGCATTTGAACAACAGTTTGGCGCAGGGATGCCCAAGTTGTTGGGCGAGCAGCAAAAGATTGAGCATATCTACTGGCTTGCTTGGAAAGCTCTTCAGGTAAACGGGGTTGTGGTAAAAGTTTTTGGACCTGAATTTTTGGACACAATTACATCAGCCGAATTGGACTCTGACAGTTCTTTCGAATCCACCGCAACAGTTTGACCTATACGATTGCAGCCGTTGCGGTTGAAACAGGCATAAGCCCCCAAGACCTTTTGGATGCGCCTGAGGGAATACTCGAAGCAATCACAATTTATATGAAAGAGCGTGCCAAGAAAAATGGCTGAAGAAGTAATTGTTTTGAGAGGCATTAAAGAAACACTTGATGCCTTGAAAGATTTTGACAAAGATGCCGTGAAGCGTTTCAACAAGGTCATCAACAATGAACTTGCAGGCGCTGAAAGAGATGCCCGCAATATCATTGGCGAAGAACCACCAATGAGTGGTTGGCGTAAGGCAGATGCCGCACGGGGTAAAACCCGTGGCGGTGCCGGTTGGCCAGGGTGGAACGCAGGTGAAATCAAGTCAAAGATCAGCAAGACCAAAGCCCAAGGCAAGGTCCGTGGCGATTACACAACAAGTGCGGGTGCATTGCTTAACAAGTCTGCAGCAGGTTCTATCTTTGAAGTTGCAGGGCGTAAAACAAATGCAACTGCAGGGCGCACAAGTTCAGCACAATTCCTGCGCAATCTTGGTAACAGATTTGGCAAGGCTTCGCGTGTAGTATGGCGTGTTGTTGATAAAGACAGATCAAGAATTGAGGCCAATGTTGCCCGCGCTCTTGAAGATGCAAAAGCAGAATTACAGAAACATTTGAACAGAGAGCGAGCATAACAAATGGCAGTTGGTTCAATTGTTGCCCGTATCCTCACACAGTATTCTGACAAGGGTTCAAAGGCTGCTGCAAAAGATATTAACAAGCTTGGCAAATCATTTGATAAGTTTGCTAGACGATCTGCCAAGGCTTTCGGCGTTGCTGCTGCTGCCTCTGCAGCGCTTGCCTTTAAGATTGGTACAGATGCGGTTCAGGCTGCGATTGCCGATCAGAAATCTCAGGCGTTACTTGCAAATTCTTTGCGCAATACTGTTGGCGCAACCGATCAGGCAATTGCAGGTACTGAAGCCTACATAACGGCTTTGCAAAAACAATTTTCGGTAGTGGATGACGATTTGAGGCCGGCAATGGCGGCATTGACTGCTGCCACGGGGTCAGTGACTTCAGCGCAATCATTGATGCAAACTGCCTTGGATGTAAGCGCAAACAGTGGTGCTGATTTAGGAACTGCAGTCAAGGCAATCATCGCTGGAACAAGAGGACAATTTAGGGCGCTTGCAAAACTTGTTCCTGGCTTAGATGCAACCACACTTGCAACAAAAGATTATGGAAAAATTCTTGATAAGGTTAGCAAACTTACTGCAGGGGCAGCATCAACTCGCGCAGAAACTCTTGAATATCGCCTTGCAGGACTCAAGATTGCTTTCGGTGAAATTCTTGAAACTCTTGGGTATGCACTTTTGCCTGTTTTGCAAACATTTGCCACCACACTTTCAACAAAGATTCTGCCACAAATCGAATACTGGATTGCAGCAAACAAAGACAGATTGGCTGCAAGTTTTCAAGTAGCAACAGAGTTTGCCATAAAATTCCTTGGAGTTGCATTTGCCTTTGGCGAATGGGTTTCAAACAATATGGGAACAGTAAAAACTTTGGCAGCAATCATTGCTGGTATGTTTGTCATCAATGGCCTTGCAGTCTTTCTTACAAGCCTTGCCACAATTACCACGGCTTTGGTTGCTATGAGAACTCTTGCCACAACCACCGCTATCGCACTTTCATTTGCAACGGCTGGTTCATCTGCCATCGCTGGCGGTATTGGAGCTGCCGCAATTCTTCTAGCGGTTGGCGGTTCATACGCAGCAAACAAATATGGGGAATCATTACGTCAAGCAGATGCACCATCAAGACCAAGAATGGGTGGATACCCTAGTTCTGCATTGGGTGGTTCGTTTCCTACTACATCAAGCACTGTAGTTTCAGGTCCTAAATCTGATCTACAAACTTTTTTGAATAGCCTTGGCAAAACAATGACCACAACGGCAAAGGCAAGCAAGGCTTTGCTTACAGAGGAACAAAAAAGACTCAATCTAAAACTCAAAGAATTGGGCATTGTCACCACAGAGCAGCAGGAAGCCATTACTCAAATGGCAATTCTAAAAAATGCACAACGCCAAAAAGCGATTGCCAAATCTGCAACCATTGGCATCGGCAGTTCAGGTGCGCTTGGTTCACAACAAGGGGGTAGCGTAGTGGTCAATGTTGCGGGGTCAGTTTCAACAGAGCAAGACCTGATCACTGCAATCAATGATGGGCAACAACGCACCACACGCCGAAGTTTCGGCAATAGTGGCAGATTCGCGCCGGTGATTAAATAATGCCTGCCTTTGACGGTACAACTTCGCCTGCAGTCAGTGTTCAGTTTCTAAAAAGTGGAACTTGGACATCGGTGACAACCACTGATTTGATTAGAATTGACATTCGCCGTGGTCGCACTCGACAAGATGAGCGCGACCAATGTGGAGTTTCAACAATCGTTTTCAATAACACCTCAGGCATTTATGACCCTGACAACACAAGCGCCTCAAGCCCTTGGGTTGTTAGCGGTGCAAGTATCTTGCGCGATGGTCTGCAGATGCGGATTGTGGGAACAATCGGCGGGGTTGCTTACAACCTTTACTATGGATTTTTAGAAACAACAAGAGTTGACCAAGGCGAAACGCCAGGCGTAACAATGACATTTGTTGACGGCATTGCTTACATTGCCGATGCTCAGGCACCGGCTCTTGCAGTTGCTGCCAATGCCGAAACTGCTGCCACTCGCGTTGGCCGTATGCTTGACATCGCAGGGTGGCCAAGTGGGGCTTCACGCTCACTCACAGGAACAGTCGGGATGCTTGCAACTGTTCAAAATCTCTCTTGTATGCAGATGATCTATCAGGCAGTTGATAGCATTGCAGGGCGGTTCTATATTTCACGCAATGGTGTGGCAACTCTTGTGCCTTTGGCCGATAAGTTCTCACGCCCAACCCAATTGCTTTT